CCCCCCCGTCCTTGGGCATGGCGGGCATGGGTCAAAAAGATCGGCACGGTCATTGCTTAGCGCAGCAGCAGGCACGGTCAATGCATAGTAATTAAACCAGTAAGTAAATAGTTGACAGAGTTAGATTGTCTTGGTATAAACCCGACCCTTTTTATAGGGTCGGGTTTGGATTTGACTTTCCTTGTTTGTTGTGTTAGTCCGCCACGCTTTCCAGCAGGGCCCCCGCCCTCGCCTCGATATCGGTGCGCGCGTCAGTGTTGGCGATGCTGTGGGCAGCGTCGGTCATCCCCTGGACGAGGCCCCAGACAGACCGGGGATTGTAGCCTCGGGGATCTTGTTCAGCGGCCTCGTATGCCTTGCTCGCAACGGGAGTCGTGAACCCGCGCGCACGCATCCACTCGATCACCGATTTCTTATCTCGGCCGACTACCTTGGCTTTCGCCGCTCGCACCGTTGCCGCGATCTGACCCGTGCCAGCGTTGGCATACTGTGCCAATTGCGGCACGGCGCTGGCGACGAATCGATGTGGGCCGCCGGAGGTATGGCGGATCGTGATTTGCTTGAAATCTTTCTGCCCCCAGATGATGCGATTATCACAGACGTAGTCGTACGTGAACGTCGCCAGGCCGAACGTTGCCGCGCCTACCTCAGAGTTCCACACATAGAACCCCCGGCGCAGAACTTCGCCATCCGCTTCGATGGCTTGTTCGTTGACCAGGAAGATGAACACGTCACGATCGCTCGCGTACAGAGTGGTGGCTCGCTTGGGGTCTCGAACAGAGTACGACGCGGCGGGCACCTTCCAGGTATCCAGGTCGATGCGCTCGCGGACGGCGCTGACAACGTCGGCATCCCAGATCCGTCCGTACGTCGGAGACGTTACAGCGGACACCACGGTACTCCCGTTGCGATGGATCAGCAGCTTGGCGTCATTGGCCTCGTCTCCAGCCTCGTGCGTCTCCATTGACCACTGGAGAGGCCCGACGGCCAATTGCGCCGGAAGGGTCCGCAGATACCCCGCCGGGGCCTTAGCACGCTGGCACAGTTGGGAAAATGACCAGTGGTTGAGGGAGATCGGATCGCTCTGTCCGTCAGTGATGGCGATTCCGTTGTCGTCGTCCGCCGTCACCTGCATAGCGTCTAGCGCGACGTCGCGGACGGATGACTCCACCTTGCGCCGCGACACCTTCGCGTAGAGTTCATCAACCGTCAGGAAGCGCTGATCGTCCGGACGGCTGATCCACTGATTAGAAACCTTCATATCGTTCATTTTTGTTGTCTCCCTTTTACGTTGGCGGCGAAACCGGCGGAACCATTCCGCGAGTCGCGTCCGACGCCTAAATCTAGCTTCATGTTTTATGCCATCGATCCGCGGACGCACAAGTCCTGATTTTCCGCGGTCACTGGAGAATTCTCCACATCGGCCAAGTACAAAACCGCCACACATTTCCGCCTCATGTGGCACTTTGGTTGGTGCGTTCTGCCTCACTCTTGCCATGCCCGCCGCGCAATCTCGCGGCTTTTTCGATGGCACACAACATGCTGTGTTGTCTAAGCGAAAGGGAGGCCAAGACGATGCAAGCAATAATTACGACATACATTTCGCCGCTCCAGGATGGCAGCGCGCAGATCCGCGCCAGATGCGACGCGCGCACCATCTACGTTGCCTATGACGAGAGGGGAAGCGTGGAAGGCAATCACGTTGCCGCCGCGCGTGCGCTCGCCGAGGCTATCGGGTGGGTTCCGCCTTATTACGGGCCCATGGTCTCCGGCACCGAACCGGACGCGTCCGGGCACGTCATGTGCCATGTCTTCGCGGAACGGCCGCGAGTCGTCATGTCGTCCGAAAACCTCATGGAGCGCGCGCGCTACCTACTCAATCGGGTGGCACTGGGCAATGCCATCGACGTGACCGACCTGGAACGGTGGCTCGCCGACGAACGGCATGCGCGGGGGGTTACGCCGTGAAAATTCTCCCACGTCGCACGTCCAGGGGCGTAGAGATCGGCCCCCCAAACACGTCATTCGGGCGTTCGCTTGTGCTCGTAAACCCGACCGATCGTGACTGGACGCGTCACCGATTTGTCCTGTCATTTGGCGCATGTGGCGCCACTCACCTAATGGTGTGGTCGAATGACCTGGGCGCCGCTCTAGAAACCGCCGCGGAATGGCTGGCCAAGTACGCTCCCGGTCATGTCATGGCCGAATGGAGTGACGAGCACAGGGAGTTAATTTCCGAAGTGTGCGAGGGGAAAGGAATCGCGTTTCCTGAGGGGTTCGAGACACTTGACGACGACGCCAAATGGGCAATCACTGACGAGGCGGAGGCGGATTTGACCCGCACGGAATCCGGTCTTTTGACGTCTTACGAGTGGGGTATTTCGCTGGAAGATCCCACGCGGGCGGAGCTAGACGCGTTTCTGTATCCGCCTGGAATCGACTGGACGGCAGAGCGCGCGGCTTAGGTCGAAACCTCAGGGGGCCGACCATGCCCCCAAGGGTCTGCCGGTAAAGTGCCGGCACTGAAGAGACCAGCGCAACGGGAGACCACCTATGAACACACTCGCTCTGATTTCGCTTTTGCTGGCCACCCATGGCCAGACCGCTACAACCGTCCAGGCGCCCACTGAAGGCGTCGCCACGGTCACGTCTGAAAGCCTGGACGACGTCACGACCGTCACCAGCGGCGGTAGCGTCACCTACCGCGTCGACGCGGCGGGCAACGTTCGCGCCTATCACCTGGACGGATCGATCACGTGCCTCGATTCCGATGGCAGGGAATGGACGCTGTGAACCCGTCCGAACGTCTCCGCCTGTATGGCGCCCTTCTCCGGGAGGGGATGGCCGTAGTCGCTGGCGAGGCTGGCGAGACACCTACGGCGCTTCGCTGGCTGGCTGCTGTGCAGCTTGCCCTTCATCAACCGGACGATTCGCGCCCGATCGCCATGCCCGCCGGGTCGGTCGGCGGGGTTGTCGCGAGACAATGCCCCGGATGTGGTAGCAACACGATCCGCAGGTCAACTCAATCCGGGGCGCTTCCTTGGCTATGCGCCAATTGCGAGGACTACCGCCCTGACATCATCAACGCCAGCTAACAAGGAAAGGACACACCAACATGCGTCGCATCGCTTTCTTTCTCGCGCCCGTTCTGTTTCTCGCCGGATGTGGCGGGGGGGTAACAATCGGAGAGAACGTGATCACGGGGTCCGGTGGCAACTGCCTGGACGATGGGATCGTCATCACTCAGGCTCTATCGTGCGCTGACTGGCCGTCTCCGTCGGTCGTGTCGTGCCGCGGTCATATCTCAGGCGACGATCACGTGTCCGCCGTCACCGCGTGCTCCGGGTACTGGTCCGCGTCGCTGTCAGATACCGCGCCGTCTGTGGTCACGTGCGTCGCGCGGTGCCCGAAATAACCATTCACCTGTCGACAGAGGAGAATTGCCACATGCCAGACATTTGCAATGGTCGCGTTACGTGCCTGCTGCACAGGGATAACCCTGGACTGGTGGGAGTCGAACCGTGCCCTGGCATGTGCGACGAGTGCCCGGCCGCATACGCGATCGAGATCAATTCGCGCGCGTTCTGTTGGTACCATCTTGCCGTCTTTGCCGGCGGACTGTGCTCTCCGCCCGTTGGTCGACTGTTGACCGACGTTAATCGAGCACGCCAACAAAGGGAGACACACGCACCATGAGCACCGATCAACAAAAACACCTGTACAATGCCGTGGCAAACGCCGTGTCCGGCGGCGCCCGAATCCAGCGCGCCGACGACGCACTGGCAGTTACGCGCATCATTTACGCTATGCTCGTGGAATTCCCCGAGTCCGAGCACGTGTTGATGATTCTCAATTCGCGCGTGGCTGCCGCGCTAGGTGTCACTGCGAATCTTCCGCCGTCTCCCCTTAGCGTGGATCGGACATGAACTCTCTGTCTAACTCCATCTCACGTCTGCGCGCCGACGCGAAGAAAGAGGCCCGCGCGGAACTGCTGCGCGACGCCCTAGCATTTCTCGACAGACGCTCTCGCCCGTCCAGCTTCTGGCGCCCATGGTTCCGCTCCGAGCCATCGAAGCGCAAGCGGCGCAAACCACCGATCCAGTTGTGTCCGGTTCCGCGCTGCAAAAATCGCGCGGCTCCCGTCTTTGGCATGGTGTGCGCCGCGCACAAGGGCCTCCCGAAGTCTAAGATCCGCAAGTACCGCGAGGCACGCCGTGCGAAAAAGGTCGCCTGACTCCTGGCTCCCGATACATCGCGACGTTGCCTACCGGGCGCGAGATATCATCCGCTGCGGTAAGTTCGTCCGGAGCCGCCATCGTCCGTGCTGGCGCGCCGACGGGCATTCCGGTCCGTGCTGCGGTGACTATCTGGTCTCGCGTCGCCTGGATCAGGAGTTCGCGATATCCATGTTTCACGGGCGCTGGCACCACTGGCGCAAGGTGCGCCGTCCACACCTGAACTAGGCGCCTGACTTCGCAAGAGTGGCCGCCTCGCGAAACCAACTCGCGTGGTGGCCATTCGTCTCTTTGCGGGCCGTCAGAATATGACACTCAAGCGCCGCCATAACAAAGTTGGGAGGAGTCGCCCGCAGCGCGCGGCACAGACGCGTGTACCCAGCGAGACCGCCGGGTCCCAGTGCGTACTCCATGCCCGCAAGCGCTCTGATCGCCGGCACCGGGAACCCCATGGCGCCAGGAATGATACGCAGGAGGGACGGCAAGAATTCTCCAATCATGTCACGCCTGCATTGCGCTATCCCGAAGTCCTCCGTCAGCAACGGAGACGTCGGAATCATGTATGCCTCCGCCCGCATCCCGGACGGGAGCATTGAAACGCGCTTCCACTCCGCCATCAATTCCTCATACGTGGCGAGTTCGCGCGTGACACTGGAGTAAAAGCCACCAAGATCGAGGCATTCACGCGCCGAGTTGACCTTGTTTCCAACCCCGCACGTCATGAAACCTTTGCCGTCGCGATACAGGTTCCTCTTGTTTCCCTCTCGATCCACGCTGTCAGACACCACCGCGTTGATGGTGTCTTCTGGCCAGGCTGGTTGGTTCGAGGCTGTCAATTCGCGCGCGCTCTGTTGTTACAGCCTGATTCCGCGTCGGTACGTTCGGCTGCTTGAGTTGAGCACCTTTCGTGCCCTATTCAGGAGCGTCACGCCATCGGACTTGGCCCACACATCGTGTGTACTTCCGTCCTTATCGCGGACGATCATGTATCCGTTCGGCGCCAGCTGCAGCGGACCCGGCGCGGTTCCGCACCAGTCCACGCGCTCCTTCGAGTCGGCGCGGAACCAGTTGGGGAACGCGAAATTCGAAACGTACTCCGGCTCCGGAAGCTTCTGCCCGAATGACGTTATCTCGATGGGGTACGTATCACCCTCCACAGGGTCACACGCTTCCTTTGCCACGCTCCGTCCGTCAGGCATCGGAACCCACAGATTGCACTGTGGATCAACCGCCATTTCGATGCACTCGTGCGAAAGGATCGCCGTGGTGTCACTCCGCGCCAGAACCGTGCCTCTCGGTACGCCAACGAACTCATGGTACCCGGCGGCGCCATCAACGTCCAACGTGTCGGCAACGGTCATGATTCGCGCGATGTCTGCCGCGACTGGCAGATCGTGGGGCGTAGAAAAGAACATGACGGGCATGTAGCCGCCCCAAAGCGGGGCGACGTCGCGACGCATCTGCAAGTCAACCGCCAGGCACGCGCGGTCAAGCTTCGCGTCGTCCAGCGACGACTGATTCAGGACGGCTACAAATGGCATGCGCCGTGCCCCTTACAGAGTCCCGGCGCAGCCAGCGTCGGCGGCAAAAAACACGTTGGTCGCCACCCGTGGGAGATCCGTCGACACGCCGTGCAGGACGCCACTGCCGGTGAAATCGTAGCTACTGGGGAAGGTACGAACCACGGCCGCTACCGTCTTCTTCCCGGTCAGGTACTCCAGCGCCCGATCGTGCATCAGCTGAATTCGATCCCCGGTGTCCTTGTCCATGCTCGCCCTGGCCTCCAGTTGCAACGACGTCCGCGAAAGAACCTCGGCAACGGCACACTGGACCGCCGCCAGACCGTCGTTGCCCGCGCGCACCGCGACGGCAGCGAGGGCCGCGTGCCAGTCGCCAGTGGTGATCAGCGCAGATGCCACGTCGTCAACCAGGTGGGCCGCCAGGTCGTGGATCGCCGGGGCACCGCAATCCACTGCCACCTGCCCTGCCTCCGTCGAGATCGGCCCCGGCGGCGTACTGCCGGTCGTCTTGCAGCCGGCGACGGTTCCCAGGAAGACGAGACACAGCAGCAGCCCCAGGCCGCGAGCGAAGGCGAACACGCCAGCCCATGCGACCACGCCCCCGGGTCCACGCAGCGACGTCGTCACGTCGTTCGCCGTCCGCAGCGCGTCCTTGACCGCCACCACGGCCTCGTCCGTCTTCACCGACACCAGGGCCTTCGCCTGTCCCTCCCGCAGCGTGTACAGAGCAACCAGCGTCGCCATCAGGTTCAACGTCTTGCCGAACGTCCCGGGAATCGGCTGGATCGCTCCGCTGACCACGCCTCCCTGGTACGCCAGCGCGAGCGCGACGAGCGCCTTGAACGGAGTTCGCAGCCGCGCAGTGATCAGGTCGATTCCATCCATGATTGCCCGCAACGTGTTCATTCACCTTCTCCTTTGAATTTTGGTTACCGAGGAGAGTCAATTGTCCGCTAGCGCGGACGCACTGTCAATCAGACAGCAAGCGCAACTGATACTTGCCTTTGCGCTCGCCGTGCAGCGGAAACGATACGTTTCTGACGCGCTGGTCCCAGCATGCCCGACACTTCCCACATTCTCCGGCGCTGTGCCCGTCCTTGCTCCTCGTGTATGACTTGCACTCGATTGACCGCTGCCCAGCAGCTGTCACTTTGCCGAGGTTCCGATTCCCATGCCCGCGGTGAATTGTCGACGTAACGAGTCCGGCGGGAACACCAGTCGCCGGGCGGTCAATGAAGTCGGCGCTCACCCTGACGCACAGATTAGACGGGAACGCGCCGTGCGCCGCCAGGTACCTGCGAACCATGTGCGGCTCGTGAGTTGGCAACCAGTGCCTGACATCGGGGGTGGCCTGGCAGACCATGACGATACGCCGGAGATGCGCCACACTCTGAATGTCGCCCGAGTCGTGCCACCTGAAGTACGGGACGGCCGGATCGACGTACTGGCGCACAAGAACGACCATCGCCTCCACCCACCGGGGGTCTCTCAGGCCGCGCATTCGAGCCCTGTGCGCCTTTACTACCTCGTGCTTCGTCGCGTAGTAGTTCGTCCGTGCGTAGCACTGGCCGCATGCCGTTCGCGGGTCGGCGGCCAGGTCACTCCCGCGCTTACACTGGAACGCCGAAAGGCCGAACGAGCGGCCGGGCATCTTCGACGTCTGCCCCAGCTGCGCGTCCGGCCTTCCCAGTGCGATGGTGGCCGCCTCCCGAAGGTCCATGCCCCTACAGGTCTACATCAGGAGACAGCGGCTCGCGCGATAATTCTTCCTGCGCGCAGTTGTTGACGAAATGCTTCGACCGCGCCGCCAGCTTCTGGATGCGCTCTAGGAGTGCGGCTGCCGAGGCAAGCCAGTGGACGTAATCAGCGCGTGACAGTCCTTCAGGAGGGATCGCCAGTCCTCGACAAGTTCCCTCTGCCTCATGGAAGACGAGCGCAAGTTCGTGGAACCCGTACTTGTCGAAGTGCCCCGGCGGGCGCGGCCATGGGTACTTGGCGACGTACTCCCCCCCCGGGTCGTCTCGTTTTCCAGATCCGCCGTGCCCTCCGCCTCCACTGCCTTCGGGTCGTTCTGCATTCACTTTGCCCCCGTGGTTGTCTTTCTCTTTGCGGATTTGGTGGCGCCTTGCGCTTTCAGGTCGGCGATCTGTTTCAGCAGTTCCCGGTAATGACCGGCCTCTATAGCATCGGATGTCTGGAACCTTTTGTAAATGGGCTCTAGCTCGTGATCTATCAATGGCTGCCAAACGACGGTCTGTACCTCGTGCTTTATGTACTTACCGGCTGAGAACACCTGCGCGGAGATAGTGGCAACTGCCGTCATCACCCCCGCAATTGCCTTTACACGTCCGCTGAGTGGACGCTGGTACCATGCCTTATGGGTCAGGACCGGGACGCCCTCTCGCATCAATCTAACTGGTGTTCGTCCCATTACTGCCCTCCGAATGCGCCCAGCGTTCCCTTGCCGCCAGTTACGGCTACCACTGACACCTGGTACGCGCCGCTGTCCACGATTCCGCCTCTGCTAGTTCCTGTAAAACTAATGGTGGCGCCGAATGTCACGCTTCCCATTCCGACCAATGGAGACGTTCCGAGTACGGCCAGGTTGTACGGCGACGTAATCGAAATATACGCCGGATCGGTGGTCTTGCTGTTGCAGTCCGCGGACCTATTCGAACACCACGTTGTCCTTGACGTGGTCGGCGTAGAACCCTCCCACGTGCCTGCGTTGTAGCAGTCGTTGTAGTCGTCTGCGTCGTAGCTGGTGGCGGGTTGGTTCAAGTTGAAGCAGATGCGCGTGCCGCTCCCCGTGAATCGAATCGCATTATTGACTACGGTATGGTGCGTGCCCTCGTTGCCCACGAAAATTCCCGTGCCGTTGTCGAGTAACACGGAGTTGTTGCGAACCCTGACCTGGTCGCTGGTGAAGTCGGCGGGGGCGGCAGTCGCCTCGTCATCTGGAACCTTGATTGCGACGTCGGTTATGTTTTGCAGGTTAACGACGACGTTGTTTTCGATTGTCGCGTTTATGCAGCTGCCGCACACGATTGACTCGTTGCCGACGTTTACGACGGTGTTTCCTTGGATGAGGACGCCCGTGTTGCTCTCCGCCACGTCAGGATATCCAGGCGCAATCGCTATTCCCCAGCATCCCGGCGTTATCGCTCCAAGCGGTTCGCTGACCGTGTTTCCTATTACGTACAGGTTTGTAATTCCTGTTCCGTGGATAGTGAACGATGCGCCCTGGCATCCTGTCCCCGAAGTCCATGCGGCCCTGGTTAGGACGTTATTTCTGTATATGGCGCCGTCGGCCGTGTTGCGCGTTCCGCCGTAAATGTTGTGATTCAGCTGCGCCCGTGCCGACCCGTTGTTGTCAAAAGTATTCTCGCCGACAACGGTTCCGTCGTCGATGCCGAGATACCCCTGTCCGGGGCAGTCATGGACATAATTCTGTACGAATACGAGGTTGGAGTTGTGATACGTAGGTTGATTTCCGCCGCTGTTGTCATGTCCGATCGAGACCCCCTCGATCTCGTTGTCGCACATTTCGACGTCATTGACCTGGTTGTAGATGAAGTACGCCTCGCCGGTTGACCCATCTCCTATGATGTGCAGTCCGTTGAACACGTACCCGCCTACCGGCGTGCTCGTAGTCGACCCGTGGGACATCGAGAACGCGAACGTGGACGTGGGATCGATGATGATCGGCCTGAATCCGGCACCGCCCCACGCGGCGGTGTACGACATGACGTACGCCCTACTGCTGGCCGTAGATGAACTGTTTACCCACGCCGTTCCCGTCGCTGTCCAGCTTCCTCCGTTGCAGAACTCGATTCCGTCTCCTGCGGGCATGGACCCGAACAGAGACACGGCCGTTGCGAACGTCTGCTTCGCCGTTGCTGGCGTCAGCCCGTTGGCGGCGTCGCTTCCGGCTACGCAACCAGCCTGCGCCCCAGAACCGCAGGCGCAGAAATAGTGAACCGTCCCGGTCGGCGCGGTGTGCGGGCACACGGCGCCAGCGGCGCGCGACGTGATGACGAGCGCCACGACGATCGCAATGCGCGCCAGCTGCCTCACTGGCAAAGCTCCGGGTACCTCCGGCAGTGGGCGTCGCGAGCCGGATCGTGCTCGCTCCCGAACCACTGCCGGGCATGGTGCCCAGGCGCCCCCCCGGCGCCAAGACTCGACAGCCGACGCCACGGTCCACGGCGGCCTCCGGTCTCCCACATCCCCTCTCGCCAGTGAGGATCTGACGTATCGCGACGGCTCGCCATGATGGGGGACCTGGTCGTTGACATGGCCGCCATGAACAGGCCCACCATCCCGGCACCGATCACGGCCGCTCCTACAAAATTCTTCACGGGCTCCCTCCGTAAAACATCGCGTTGAATGTCGGTCCTGCTCCGCTCGACTCGTCGACTGCCAATCCGAACGTCATGTGCCCGCCGAAGTCAGAACTCGTGTACGTGGCTGCCTGTGTCCCGGTTGCAGTCACACGCTTCCACTCCCACGATCCAGTAGCCGGCGCGGTGGTTACGATCGTAAAGCCACTGCCACCTACGGTCGGAGCGTCGCCTGTGTCGTTGATTGCCCATCCGATTAGCAACGCTGGCTGCGCCGTGCTGGTGAAGTTACCACTGCTCAACGCGGAGCCACTGCCGGCTGACTGAACGGCTCCAGCGTGCCCGTCAATAGCACCGGTCGCCGCTCCGGTTATCTCTACCGCGCTTAGGACTGGGAAGTTTGCCGCTGTTCCGAACGTGACCGTAATGGTCACGGAACCTGATGCTGAATTGGTCTTAGCGAATGTACCGCCGCTGCTCGTGAACGACGCATCATTGAGCACGTCCAGTTGCGTGTATGCGCCGTTGACATTGTCTGCAACCGAAAGCGTCGACGTGATGCCAGCAGACAACACGCCGACGACGATCGTGCTGCCAGTCGACACCGTCAGCGACGCCGTCAGTGTCGATGACCCAGGAGCGAACGTCCCTCCAGTCGTGACAGGAGTGCCGAACGCAACAGTAGCTAGCGCCGGAGTCGACGCGGAGACTGCGATCAGGAAGGAGAGAAGTCTTACTACGTGTCGCATGCGTGTTTCCTAGTTGGACGTACCGGCGGCGCAGTACAGGTTCGTGCCCTTGGCCTTGCACGTGATGATATCCAGCGCGGAGGCGGCCGTGCTCAGAGTCGGAGCCGATCCTGCCGTCCCAACCGGACCGACCCAGTGCGTATTAGGACACCACGACCCGATCAGTCGCGATCCGGTTCCGTCCTGATGAACCCATATCGTTAACCCGTTGCTGTCGCCGGACGGCATCGTGCATGTGGACGTCCCAGTCACGCTTGACGTCAGAGTAATGTCGCAATTAACGGACGCCGTAAAATCGCACAGAGCAACGTTTGCTCCGCCTTTGTTTGTCGTGGTCGTGCTGGCGAGCATGTACCCCTTTGCTCCAGTTATCGCACCGCTGATAGCTCCGCCCGTCAGTGGCAAATACACGCCCGCCCCTGACAATTGTCCCCAGATTACGGAACCATCATTGAACAGCGTGATCACATCGCACAGGTTTGCCCCTGTGCTCAGGGTCGGTGGCGTCGACGACGACGCAGTATCCCTCCATGTGACACCGGAGAACCACCCAGAAATCAGCCGCGATCCGGTTCCGTCCTGGCATATTTCCAGGGTGTAATACCCTGGCAAGTCTGGCAGGGTACACGACGATGACGTTACAGGGCCCGTAAGCGTATCTAGATTGATCTTCTTTCCAGTTGCGTTGCTGAAGTCGCACAGGACCTGGCTGGCGCCTGTCTTGTTTCCATTGTTTAAGACGACGAATCCCTGATTCGTGATCCCCTTCTGGGGATGGGTTGCCATATCGACGGTGCCGCCGTATGTGCTCGTCCCGTTGAACGTCCACCCGGACACGGTTGCTCCGCTCGCTAGCGGTACGACGCCGGTTCCTGTTTCGTCGTTGAGTTTTCCGGCGAGCACGGAGGACGCGAACGTGCCGATGTCTGACATCGCGCCACTGGTGGCCACTGCGGCGAGCCCTGACACGGCGCTTGACGCTATCGCGATCGTCGTGGACGTGCATACCGTCCCTAGTCCATGACTCTCGAACGTCACGACGCCAACGTGAGAGGCATCGCCGCAGGAGCCAACGGCGATGCCGGAGGCCGCCAGGCTGATGGTCGGCGTGGAACCTCCGCTCGACTGTACCGGCGCCGTTGCCCCGACGGACGACACCCCGCCGCCAGATGCACCGAGCATGGCGTTTACCTGAGAGGGCGTCAGATCGACCTCGTTCCCCGAGGCGCCGCCGTTGTTGCCCTTGATGGTCAGGCCAGGCGCCTGCGCCAACATCGAGTTCGTGATGGCGTTCGAGTTGACGACCCAACTCGTCCCGGCTCCGCTGACCGTGATACTTCCCTTGTTACCGTCGGTGACTCCGGTACCTGACCCGCCGCCAGGAAGAGGCGTGTAGGAGCCCATCCGGCGAGACGCCGGAGCCGGAGCCGGCTTCTTTCCGCAGCCTGCCGCGAGCGCGAGCGCGACGACTGCGGCGATAATCCTCCCCCGCAGCATCACGACTGGGCCGCCCGCTGCTTTTCGGTCATGTGCTGCGTCGGCTTCCAGACCGTCTGATTGGTGCCGCCGTTGGTCCACACGACGCGGAGGAACGGGACGCCCTCGACGGCCACGTCCACCGGACCATCGACCACCCCGGCGCCTGGCGCCCCGATGGCATACGACTGGAATACCTTGAACCCGGTGACGCCGTCGTCGCTCTTGAGGATCTTCAGCGTGCCGGCCTGGTCATGGTCCAGCATCACTTCGTACCTCGTGAGCAAGAACGTGTCGAGGCGCGACCCGAGAAACGCCGTGTACGAGTCGAATAGAACCGTGTCGCCGCTCCCCGTCGGGAGAACCAGCGCCGCAGCCGTATTACCGATGTCCATCTTTGTCCCTTTCTTCTGCCTGCATGAGCATCATTTGAATCTCCGGAGACAGCAGTCCCAACGGAGACTCAACCCCAGAACTGTACCCGAGTCCCGTTGCCGGCTTGACGATACGTTCCATTCCAGCGCCAGCGTTGTGCATCAACGTTTTCAGGATACTGCTTTGCGCTCCACCCGTGAACACAGGGTCGTATCGCAACGCGCCCTCTGCGTTGCGCGCGGCGAGCCTGTCTAGCCAGTGCGAGTATTCAGGCCGCAAGTGCATGTCCATCGTCAGGGACGAATTCTCGCTCCCCGGACGTCCGTACGATGCGAGTCGACCACGCGCAGCCTCGGCCTGGCCGGGCATACCTTCCGTCGGCCCCCCGGTGCCTCCGCCCATCGCGCTCATTCGCTCCGACGCGTCCGGGAGGTGCCTTCCCCCTGTCCGCCGCAGTTCCGAAAACGAGGGGACCGCGATGTCCTGCCGGGCCGCCTCGGCCAGCTGCATCGTTCCTTCCTCGCCCGGCGCCAGGGCGCGGCCTTCCGCGTCGAAGAACCCCCCCGCCGCCGGCCGCCGGAACCCCGGCCGGCCGCCAACCGCCTCGATGCGGTCAACGGCCTGGCCGATGTCACCGCCCGTGCGCGCTCGAACGGGCGCGCCGTTCGAAGGCCCGGCGCCGGTCCTCGCGACCGCCCCCAGCAGCGCCGCCGCAGGCAAGTCCTCTGGCTTGGCTCCCCCGACCTCCGCCGCGCTCGCCCCCTCCGCCCCGCCGATAACTGACGTCCTGGCAGCCGACCCGAGCCGACCAAAGTCCATCAGGCGGTACAGCAGCGGGACATCCGCCACCAGACCGCCCACGCCGGCCCCTGCGATGCCCGAGACGATCTGTTGGGCTCCCGGGTCGTCCAGGTTGACCATGCCCTCCTGGCGGTCAACGGCGCGCCTGTGGCCCTCCATGCCCGCCAGGTTCCGCCTGGCGGGCGCCGTGTCGTCGTCAGCGTAGCCAACCGGAGGCTTTCCGTTCGTCGCCTCCTGCTCCGCGGCATGCATGACCGTCCCCGGTTTCTCTCCGCTCGCCTCCGCGATGCCGGCTGACAGCAGCCGCTCCCTCTCCGGGGTTGGCAGTTCGCTAACATCGTCGACTCTGCCCCGCCCTCCCACGTCGAACGCCGGCAGTGCCGCGCTAGTCGGCCTGCCCCCCTCGAATGGCCGCTTCTCCTCTGGCGCCGGTTGGAATAGTTCGTCGCCCCTGCGAAGTCCGCCTCCGCGTGGGTCAACGCGCTCGCCAGTTGGCGTGGCCCCACCGGCCTTCCGCTTCGCGACTGCCGTCCGGATCTCCTCGTCGGACAGCCCGGCTTCTACCGCCTCGTCAATTAGATCCTTGAGCGGTTTCACTGGCTCTCACCGGATAGTTCCTTCAGCAGCCTTGCCTTGCGCTGCCCGGCGGTCTCCCCTCCACCGGACGCCGCAGGCTTCTTGGCCGGTGCAGCAGGCGCAGCCGGCGCCGCGGGCCGCGCGGATTGAACCGGAGATCGCGCCTCGTCCGGCACGTAGTAGTTGATCACGCCGTCTATGTAGTCCGGTCCCAACTCATCTGACCACGGCAGCCGAGGATCCTTCAGTTTCGTTGCCTCGGCGTTGAACTTTGAAATGCGTTCCCTGGCGCTCTTTGCGCCAAAGCGCAGCGCGTCCGCTAGCACCTGTTGTTCACCGTCTGACAACGCGCGCCCATCTACGTACCTGCCAACGATGCCCTTCAGCCTCTCAAGCCCGCCGGCTCGTGCTGACATTTGCTCGACGTCTCGATTCGACAGGCTTTGGCCGCCGCCGCCGCTGACCTCTTTCGCAAGTTCGTAGGCTGCCGACGTCTGCAACAGGCCGCTGGGAGAAGAGGCTGCCTCGATCGCGCTCGCGTTTTTCGACAGTCCCTTGACGTCCTTTGGTAGGTCGAATCGATCGGCCAGTTTTGACACGCGTTGCTCGAAGTCGTTGCGCTTGCGCTCCACCAGGTTTCCCTGTCCGGTCCCCCCGGACCCGGGTGCGAACCACGGGTGATTGTTGTGCTCCTTTTGAACGTCGACATTATTGCGCCAGGTGCCAACGTCATGCATGCGACCAAGCTCCGCCTTGTCGGACGCGTCGCCAGCCTTCGTCAACTCCGCAATGGCCTTGCCGACGGGGAGCGCGCCGGTCTGAACCGCCGAGTACAATTCTCCATATCGGTCAAGCTTGTTCTGCGCGGCCATGACGATGACAGGATCGCCGACCGCCTTGGCCCGAGCCAGGTCACCTTGCAGTGACTGGCCGACAGTCGCAAAGTCCTCGGCGTCCTTCTTTCCGGCGCTGTATCGCACGTCATTCGGCGTGGTCTCGACCCCGCCGATCCGAATGCGCGGGTTCTCCGCGTTCCTGCGTGCCGCCGCTTCCTGGTCATTGGCCGACGCGAATCGCTCGCGCTCCGCCTGTGCCTCATCGACGTACCTGCTGTCAGGCTGTGGCGGTTTCGTTTCGTCGAAGGACACCTTGCCGTCTGACCCCGTCAACTGCGTATCGCTTGTCCACTTCGGCGCATCAGGAGTGGCATACCTCGACTCGGCTGAAAACGATTGGTGGTACGGCGTCTTGTACGTGTCGGGATAGTGCATCTCGCCATCGGTCGCGTTTCGTTGCGTGCTATCTCCTCCCTTGGCAGCGATGTCCTTCCAGTACCCACGCATGTCGTAGTCCGACATTTTGTCGTCGGGATTGAACGGCGCCTTGCTATCTGCGACCCATTTGCGGAACTGCGCCTCTTCGTCTGGAGTCAGCGGGGTCTGGTACCCGCCCGCGTCGGCTTTCTTGGCGAACGGAGCATTGCGATCGAAATTGGCGCGAAGTAGCGAGAGTCGGCCTCGCTCTTTGCCTGCCTCCGCAGCGATCTCCGGGGTCTCCCGCGGACCTTCCTCGACCTGTGGCGGTAGTCGCTCGAACAGGCCTCCCTGCTGAACATCACCCGTGCGAGGATCGACCACGCCGAACTGCTCCGACAACGCCTGCGCACTCACCATGTCACCGCGCGCCACGGCGGCACGGATGGCGGCCGTGGTCTCGGCGCGCTTCTGCGTGTTGTGCAACGTCGCCTCGCCGACCTGCCGGCGCTCCTGCAAGTCGAGGCGGCGTTCCTGCTCGTCGTGCTGCTGCTGGTCGCGCGCCTCTTTCCGAGCCTCCGTCTCCCGCTGAAGCGCCAGATCCTTATCGTGCTCCGTCGAACGATTGCGGGCATCCCGGTACGCCGCGGACGCCTCGACCAACGGGTCTAGCGCCCCCTCGAATGGGGAGCGCCGTAGCATGGTGAAATCGATCATGCCCCTTGGGTCCCCTCTACTTGTGCGGAAGCAGGTTGGTCGCGATGCTCCCGGCCTTACCGAGAGACGACATGATATCCGACAATTCCTGAAGGCTGACGCCGTACTTGTCCGCCTCTGCCTGTAGCCACGTATCGTCCAGTTGATTGACGGACGACATGTCACCGTAGATCTTGCTTGCCAGTTCTGACTCCTGCTGGCTGAGTCCGGACACGGACGTAAGCGCATCCTCCAGGCGCCCCTGCCCCGTCGCCTGAAGATCCTTTTCCAGGCCCGCCTGCTCGTTAAACCTGCCCATCCGCGAAGAGTCAGACTCTCCGGCCAGGTTGAATAGGTCGTTAATGTTCCTCTCCGTCGTGGCGTCCTTGTCGTTCGCGAGCGACCGACTATCGTTCCACCTGTTCTCCTCCGACTTGTCGGCGTCGCTTGCAGCGCCTTCGCCAGCATTGAACCGACTGAGGCTGGACGAGTCAGCATTGGCAGCCGCGTTGATACGTGCGTTCTCTCTTGCCATGTCGGCAGAGTCTGACGACGACGCCAGATCTGACAATTGGCTGATGCGATGCTCGCCCATCGTCTGGTCATCTGCCGCCAGGCCAAACGCGTCCTTTATTCTGCTCTCGTGCGCAGAATCGTTGCCGGCAGCTTCGCCAAACAATGCGTTCATCCGGGCCAGCTTCGCGGCGTCTGCCTGCGGAGCCAGGTTGACCCACTGCTGCGCCTGCTGACCGTGCAGGTTCGCTTCGATATCGCTCTCCTGCTGTCCAGCTAGCCCGCTATTGAATCCTCCTCGCGCTGCGCTCGCGCGCTGCGCGCCTTCAATTGCGCGCTTCTCTGCGTAGTCGTAATACGGGTCCAGTTGGCCGATACCGGACTCGTACAACTTCTCCGTGTACCCAGGACCGGACAGATCCTTTCCGTGCTGCGCGTACGTGTTCTCGTACGCTCCGGGGGCATTGAACGCGTCGCCCATTTCATCGAACAGTTTCTCGTACGAACCCTCTCCGCTAAGACTACCGGACTGGGAATCGAACACGCCACGGCTCGCAGTCGGCCCGGTCGGCAGTTCACCGAACAGCGTCTCCGCGGCACTCGGGCCAGTGAGATCTCCGCCGTGCTGGCTGTACCAGTCTGACAGCTGACCTGATCCGATGGGATCAATGTCGTTGATTGACGGGTTTTTCAGCGCATCTGCCGCTCCGCCGTGAAACATGGTCTCTACGTCGGTCGGGGTATCCATCTGGCCGACGTTGTTCTTGATCCAGTTCTCGTACGCACCTGGATCGCTTAACAATCCAGACGTCGGCACGTACGGGTTCGTCGTCGGTGGCGGCTGCGCCGTGGCAGGGGCAGGGGCCGGGGCCGGGGCCGGGGCCTTCGGAGTGGCCGCCGGAGGAGTTACCGCGGGCAGGGCGGTGGGGTTGTTCGTCGCCTGCGCGACTGCGCTGGGATTTGTATAGTCTGGCCCAGGATCGGTTGCGTTTAGACCGATCGTGGACAGAGGAATGACCTGACCAGGTTTTCCCGTGGTCGGATCATTGATTACGAGCGGCTTTGCGATGCCGCCCATTACAGCTTCCAGCTTTTCGGCGGTCCGAACAGTGCGTCGATCGCATCCTGCGTCGGGGCCAGTTTCGAACTGGCCAGGTTGTACGCGAAATCGCGCTGTCCCTGTCGCTCGCCCTTCAGCCTATCGACGTCCGACATGATCTTGTCGTACCCGGCGCGCTTCTCATCGTACGGAGCGTTTACGGCGTCCTTGATTGCGCCTCCGACCGCCTTGACACCCTTGACGCCCTGGTCGACGGTCCCATAGAGGCCGCCCGTAAGCAGGTTGGCGCCAGCGCCTTTCCAGTCCCCAGTAATGGCGTCGTACGCCGCATTGACTCCGGGCACCGCATTGAGAACATGGTCGTACCAGGCCATTTGTAATGCTCCTTCAGTTACTCAGGATTGTAAAGTCCTCCTCGACGCCTGCCAAGGTAAATTGCCCGCCCTCGAACATAATGCGCCACTGGCGCTTCCTGTACGATCCGAGGCTCCTCGCTATCAACACCGGCTCTGGGTCGTCGGGCTTACCTATCTCGAACTCAATCGGCTCGCAGAATTCTCCCAGATCGTCACGGTACGACAACAGAAGCTTTGATGGCGTGGTCCCGGCGATGGCGGTTCTCACTGTGATTCGCAGGCCGTTGCACTTCTTCAGCAGCGTTGTTGAGTGACTAACGAACGCGCTGGTAGCCATGACTACAATCGGTTGGCCAAGGTCATCAGTGGCTGCCGGGTCGAGGACGGCTATGCGGCCGTCTGTCAGTCCTACGAGCCGAAGGTTTCCCTTTTCCTCCCACGTGAACGCTGACATGAATGGCATCGCCGCGAGGCTCGCCAACTCCTGATCGTACCCCCTCCACTCTGACCACGTCTTCGTGGACATTTCGTATGCAAATGTCCTCGACACAGACGGAAACGTAAGCACGCCGTAATCGTACGTATCAACATGTGCTCGCATGCCCCAGCACGTCGACACATCAGATATCCTGGCAATTTCTTTGCCTACCGCGGGCCAACTCGGAAATGAATATGATCGGCCGTTAGATAGGACCACTCGATTCTTGCTGTCGAGACCCATGAACTGCTCGTCCATTTCGATATACGAGTGCGCAGGCCCCCAGCCGAACTGCATCGTACGCGACGACGACACCACGACTGACGGGTCCGGCGCCAGCATCTGGACCGTCTGCGTACCGGCTGCCACCAGTTCGTTAGCGTTCTCGTACAGCCCGACAACAGGATCTGGTTTCGTTTCTGCCTCTGCGTAGTTCAGTCCTGTCTGCCAGGTCTCCGCACCCGTGTCACCGATGTTTGACCAGTAGATTAGCCCCGACGGATCGTTGGCGTTTCCGAACAGGCGCTGCGCGAGAGACACCATGTGCGTCATGGCGGGCGGGTTTCCGCCGAGGCGCGCCGACAGTCCGCTCCCCTCCCATTTCTGTGGTTTTCCGCCGCCGACAATAAGAACCCGCGATCGAGTAGGAACGATCACGGGACGAAGAACTCCATCCAGCATCGTGGCGTTGTCGGCGGGGTCCGACAGGGCAACCACGTTGCCAGGCGCAAGCCATACCCAGATGCGACGGTCGGCGGTCACGTAGATCAGGCGGCCGTTCCACGACCCCATTGCGACAACCGGAGATGCCCATGGGACTGTCGAAGGGAAGTCTGACCACGCGGATATGCCGGGCCGGGGCACGAGCGCCCCAGCCCGGTCGGTCATCCCGTTCACTTGCACGGGCATGGCTCCGGCCAACTCCTCAGAAGAGGAGATCTGGCCGCCAGCCATCTTGATTGCGCCCGTGCTCATGGCTTCAGCCGGCGGCCTGCTGCTGCCCCTCGCCGGTCGGCTTGTCGCTCCCCTGCGCCTGCTGCTGCCCATCGCCGGTCGGCTTGTCGCTCCCCTGCGCCTGCTGCTGCCCCTCGCCGGACGGCTTGTCGCCACCCTGGCCCCCCGCCTGCTCCTGGCTGGACGCCCTGACCACCGGCCGCTCCGGGTCCTGCCTCGTGTCTTCCGGGGGGTCCGGCAAATCGTCGATGGTCACGTTGACCACGCTGCCGAGCGTGAACTTCTCGGCGTACTCCGCATCCACGTACAACGTGAACTCGCCCTGCGGTCGCCGAGACCAGTCGGTGTTGTCACGCGAGCCGCGCGACGGGGCCATCTCGACCCGGCTCCGGCCGTCATCGCGATTCGCCACCTCGACCACCATGAACTTCGCATTCACCTTCATGTTCAGAACTCCTTTTTGCTTTTGGGTTAGCCGACGACCGACGACCGGCCGGCGCACTCGTAGAATAAGCCGCTCTGCGGGTTTTGCATGAAGGTCAAACCGATTCCGCGCCCACTGGCCGGGGCCGGTGCGCCGAGCACCGTGTCCAGGTGGTACGCTGCGGCGTCAAACGTCCACGTCGTTGCGCCAGCACTCGCGTTGATCAGCATGAACGACACGATCTGTCCGGGGCGCTTGGTCGGGAACCCCTCGATCGTTACGACTCCTCCGTTGTTCAGCTGCTTTATCGTCATGCCACGGCTGTACACATCGTCCGGAGGCGTAACGGTCCTATTTCCCGCAGCCTCGACGTATGCGCTTCCGATAACGCGATCGTCGCCGAGAAATTCTCCGAACACATCGGTGACGCCAGTCTGCACTGACAGACTGTCGCACTGGTCAATCTTCAGGCGAAGAGAACCAGAAGGAATGACAATCGTTGACGCAATCAACGATGTCACGTCAAACAACGTGCAATCCGCCATCGGCACATAGAACGAGTAATGCCCAGAAAGAGGGTTCATTGCTATTCTTACGTGTTCGAAGTTGGTATTTGTCACCGCGCCAGCCGCGATTATTCCGTCGGCAAAATATTGGTCAATGGCCACGTTCCTTATCAACACGCCGTCCGCGGTGCCCGCGAACGAAATCGCAGTAGCAAGTGGCGTTCCCGGGATACCTGTCGTCAGGCTCATGTCGCTCAGGTCGATGTTAGAGCACCCGTCCGGGAACACGATCAGGTTCTCCGCCAGGTTGAACCCCTGCAAACTGGTCAAATGCCTTCCGGCGCCTTTCAGGCTCATGTTCGAGCGTGGTATTACCTGCTGAATCCTATACTTCCCTGGCGGCAGATATACGGTCGCGCCGACTCCACTGGCGTAATCAACGGCGTCCTGTAGCTGCACGGTATCGTCGTCGAGTCCGTTGCCCTTCACGCCGAAGCGCTTGGCGTTGACGAACACGTCATCAAGTTCTGACGCCACCGTTCTGCCGTACTGTACTTTGGCGCCGCGTCCAACGTACATGCCGTCGGTGCCGATTGCGCCTCCGATTGACGACGCGATTGCGTTCAAAGCCTTCAGCAAGAACGTCCTGCCGCCGGCAAGAACAGAGTCGCCGCTGACACCGGAGAACCGTGGCGATATCACCTCCACTAGGCCGGCCGATACACACGCGTCGTCTGCGTACGCGTCCACGGGCGCTCCAAGTGAGTCATAAATACTGACCCGACACGGCTCGTTGACGAACACCGCCAGCTTTCCGGCATCGTCGAGGCGATACGAATCTCCCTCTAGAGGCAACGGCTTTTTTGCATCGCGGTCAGAGTATCCTACTACTGGCGACTGGGTTGCTCCGATGCGCGTCAGTCTGACGAACCCTCCAGCATTTACTTCTCCTCCTGCTTTGCGCGACCCGCTGATTGCCAGCGGCGCAATGATACTTGCCATTTCCTTGACCCCTTCCTTACAGATCTGGCAGCGTGAACTTGATGTCTCCGCCCTCGTTCTCTCGGCCGCGTGCCCACTTCACCTCGCGTTGAGCTAGACCATCCAGGTACTGCGCCTGCGTGAGCGGAAAGCTTGATGCCAAGACGATCTTGTGCGCCAGCGAGTACACGATCGCTTGAAACCACCGCTGCGTCAGATCTGACGTTGACCCTGGATCGGCGTCTCGAATCAGTCTCTGTCGCCTTACTCTCAGGATCAGCGCCACCGACGGGATCGGCCATAGCACAAGCTTGACGGCGTTAGTTTTTTCCACCCATCCGCGCGTCGGAGTGCCGCGTGACTCCTTGTTGGAGATGGTCTGATACTCCTCCCAGGCCATCTCGGTAATCGTCGTCTCTGAGTCCTGGCCGGGCACCTTGCACATGATCGGGAACATGACCTCGATCGTGTCCTGCGGAAGAACTATCTCCGCTCCGCCAGCAGGAGCCGAAATCGGCTCCATGCGCTCCATCTGCGTTAGATTGGCCCCCCTGTTGCTCAGTGACTTCAGGACGGTATTCAGATGCTGATTAATACGTCCCAGGACTGCCGCCGGAATCTTTCGCCCCATCGCCGCAGTCGTGGCTATTTCGCACGACTGCCTGATGATCTCGTCAAGCGTCGGGTTGTACGAAAAATTCTGCGAAACGGTCATAGCTTGATATTACCGCCGTCGTCTCCCTGCATCAGCTTGTTTCGCAGCGCCGTCCCGTAAGCAGCCTCGTCCTTTCCGCCAGGTGACAGATACTCACCCTCCTTGACCCCAGGCGGAAGCTGGTTCACCGGGATCTCCGACGTCTCCCCGCCTGGCATCAGGACGACAGCAACGTCGCCGTCGATACGATCGACGAACGCGCCCTCCGGGGCCATGCTCATGTTCCCCTCCAATTGATCGCCGCCCCGCCCACCCGGAGACCCGAACAGTTTGCCGATCGCCTTCTCTCGCTGTTCATCTGACGTCATGTTCAATATCTCCCGTTTGCACGCTGTGGGCTCGACTTTGGAGCGTATCTGTAAATCATACCAAGTACGGCAGCGCCGTTAGCCCTGAAGTTTGACAGCCACTTTCTGGTGTCGTAGCCGGTGTACTCCTGGTCGGTGCCCGTCCACATCGCTGCGGCCTCGTTCGCGTAGATCCTCGTGTCATCCGGAATGCTACGTGCAGAGAACACGCGGCGCGCCTTTCCAAGCTCAGACTTTAGATCCTTAAAATCCTCGCCCATCGCTACCCACAGCGGGGCTAGCCACCCGGCAGAACCGAGCACGTATGCCGCCCCTGCCACTGCCGCAGGGTTCCCGTCTAAGTCAACCACTAGCATGCGATCGGTAAGACCGTATGACGGCTCGTAGTCGTATCCAAGTGCGATCAATTCCGGGTCCTGCGTAAATGACCGCAGCCATTTCCACATGGCCACAACGCGGTCGCTCGTCCCCTCTACCTCGTACAGCGACCTAAGAGCCAGCGCAAATCCGTCTCCTGAAACCGCGCCGTCAAGTAGTTCAAAGTTACCGCTGGAAGGCGGATACCCGGGACTGACTGAATACTGTGACAAGAACTCTCGCGGCGTTTCCATTGACAGTGGCGCCATGGCAGTGCCGGTTGCGCCATCGACGGCCGTTGCGTGGCAGTAAAACAACATCGCCTCTGACAGCATCGTGCTAAGCCGTGCCGCTACGGGCATGATGAAGTTTCCGGTCGCGGTTGGACATCCGTACAGATCGTCGTCGCCAACTTCGTCGATTAGTTCTTTTACGAACCACATCCCGACGGCGTACGACGTCATGAACTGAGATCCGAGGTTCTGTAGGATCTCTTCAACGTAATACGGCCACCCACCAACGTATGCCCTGTTGCCAGATGCATCAACGGTGTAGGCATACGCAAATGCGTCGCAGCGTTGGTGATTGCGCATGGCATGTCCGCATCTGACGGCGGCATCGAGGTACGCCTGATCGCCGAGGATTCGGTAACACCTAAGCAGCGCCAGCCCCGCCAAGGCTGTATTGTCTGCGCGCCAGACGGCAGGGCCTGGCCCACTGGGAAGCGCGCCGTACCTCGCATCGTCGATCGTGCGGCTTGCGAACCGGCTCGTCGGGTCTCCGCACTGCAATCTGCGCAACAGGTCCCCGGCCTCGCGCAATTTCACCCTTGCCGCATCGATCCACGATACCGGGCGTTCGTCCTCGTCTACAATTCCAGCCAGGTACAGCGCCGAAAACGCAGCTGATACCGGCGCGCCCTCTGGAACGGTTTCAGGAGCAATCAGACCGCCGTTCGCTGACACTCCGATCGCCGTCGTTCCAAAATCTATCACGAGACGGAAAATTCTCGCCTCGTCGATGAGGCAGTCCGAGTTCTGCGTCATCGGCCGGGGGTGCTTGACCGGCTTGATACGCAGCGGTCGCACGCGCTTGTTGTGCGCGTCGATCTGTTCGGCTGTCAGACCGTCGGCGTCATCCGGACATGCCCATCGGTTCTGGCCGATGTAGCGCAGGTCGGAGAAATGCCACTCATGACCGCATATGTCGCACGCGCGACGTGGGTCCTTGCGACGATAGTCGTCCGACGTTCCCATTCCCGGGGAAGCCTCTGGATTAGGTAGAGAGTGTTATCCGGCAGCCGGAAGAATCGACGGCTCGCACGCCGAACATTTTGTACGTTGCGCCCACGGCGTTCACTACGATATCTGAATACCGCGACAATCTAACGTCGGAGAAATACATCTCAGTTGCAGCAGCGGTGACGTTAATCGCGTTGCTTGCCCATCCTGCGACTCCACCGTCAACGCTAACGTCGATTATCCGCGGGGAATTCACCGCGGACGTAATCCCGATCGCCGTCGATCCCTTCGTCACGTTTGCGACGAACGTGGACGATCTGATTGACGCCCTGTCTGCCCCCGCCGATAGGAGCACAGCCGACGTACCAAGGGCACACGCGAACGTGCATCCCCATATGTCCATCCCCGCTGCGGTTGCTGTGAGACGCGCGGAGTTGAACGAGATGCCGTGGAACTTGAGATCGGCCGCCTGGACGTTCAGAACGTGAACGCCGCTGAAGACAGGCGCCGCTGGCCCTGCTCCGAGCGCCACGGTGCAGACCCCCGCCTTTGCAAGGTTCTTGTCTGCCGCCAGGGTTTCGATGTGCCCAGACGCACACAGGATAATGTCTCCGGCCGACGCCTGGTCGTATGCATACGCCCAGCTTTTCAGCGGGAATTCAAGGTTCCTCCCGAACGACACCGAGTCGATGCCAGTGAGAGACGACACCCACCACGTGGTACCTGAGAAATAGTTCCCGTCGCGCGTGGTTGCGTCGAATCCTTCAAGCGCAAGCGCGGAAGGGTAAACGGTTGGGCTGCTCACGGCGCTTATTCCTTTTGCTCGTGCAACTGCAAGCCGGCGGACTAGATTCGGGGGGAGACGTCCCTAGTCTAGCCCGCCGGCCACATCCAATTACCTTCCGCGAGCCCTGGCCTACGTTCCGGCGGCGGGCGACACGATGCTGTTCTTGTTCGGCTCGTTCGTCTCGTACGTGCGCGAGAATCGCCACAGCGAGGACGCGCCGAGGATGAACCCCTGCGCGGTCGCCGTGCCGTTGTTCAGGTCGGCGCAGTCCACGTTGACCGCAAACCCCGTCGAGGCGACGTTGTCGATCACCACGCACGCCGTCGAGGACGCAACGGTGTTGGCGAGGACGCAGTTGCGGATGAGACCGTCCAGCGCCGCCACCGTGACATGCACCAGGCCGTTCACCTCCGTGGCGGCGAACTGCATCAAGCAGTCCTCGATGCGGAAGTTCGAGGGGACCGTCGCCCCAACGAACTTGACCCCGTCCGTGACCGCGATCCCCGACGCGCCGTACAGTTCGCTCCGGCGCAACCGGAATCCGGTGGCGCCGGACCCAACCTCGATCCCGATCGTCGCCTTGTGCGTGCTGTCCGTCGCCATCTTCATCAAGCAGCGATCGAAGACGACGTCAGCCCCCGTGACCGCGAGCGCCTTGACGACGCCGTTGGCCTGCCCCAAGTCCAGCTTGATGTTTTCGAACACCACGCCGTTCTTGTTGATCGCCCACTGCGCCGCCGTGTTGGCGAACGAGTGGACGGGCATGTCGGAGACGCCGTTGGACACGCCGATGACCCGAACGCCCGCGACGAGGTTCGACAACTCCGTCCCGGTCGTGTGGTTCTCGACGTGTCCTGGCAACTCGCAGATCACGTCCCCGCGGTTCGGACGACAGGTCGCCATCGCCGCGTTGAGTGACTGGTAGAAGCCGTCCGGATTGCCCTGCATGCCGGGGGGCAACGAGTCCAACGCCGCCGCTCCGGCGTTGTGAACGTACGTGACCCTGCCCCCCGTCGGTACCACCAGCAGCCCGGGAATGATCTCGCTCACTCCATCGAGCCGTTGACTGTTGATTGCGCTCATGATGTCCCTTGTGTTCGTCTCTGCGAAGCCCAGATCAGATCTGGGACATCACGTAGCCGCGGAAGTTCGACCACCCCACCACCCAGCGCGCGGAGCCGGTGGCCACCTTCGTCTCGTTCACGTTGGACGAGGTGTTGCGCAGGCGCGGCGGGCGCCGCATGACGAACTGCGCCCCGCGCTTGGCGTTCGTCTTCACGAACCAGTTGGTTTTGGACGCCATGAACGGCACGCCCACGTAGTCCTCGCTCAGTTCACCCTTGAGCGCGTTCACCGCGTTGTTGGCGGTGTCGTCCTTCTTCTCCGACTTCCAGATCTCGCGCATCCTCCACTTGTACTCCGTCGGACCCACGACCTTCGTGGCCTTCAGGCTGCGCGTGACGTATCCCTCGGGAGAGGGCATCTTCTCGATCATGACGAGCATGACGCCCATGGCGGTGTTCGACGGCGCCAGCGCATACGGGAGGATGTTCGACACGGTCGCGCCACCGCGAATGGGGTGACTGGCATCGCACATCGCCTTGCCGTCCCCGCCGACGCGGCCGTTCGCGGTCGACGCGGCATCGTTCAGCAGGCCGACGGCGTCGTAGTCCTCGGTCAGCGTCTCCGCCTGCCGAAGAACACGGGTCGCGTCGTACACGATGTCGTACTGCGAGTCCTCCTCCAACTCCTCGGGGATGACGAGGCGCTTGGAGAATTTGATCGGCTCGTAGCGGGTGACGATCCCCTGGCCGTACGTGCCCAGGTCCAGATCCTCTCCCTCGCCGGTGCGGTGCCACAGATCGGTCCCCACGAATTCGACGTCGTCGAAATACTTCTTGTCCGTGGTGATCTGGTCCAGGTACATGTGGTGCAACGGCTCGTCCTCGACGCCCTGGTTGTCCCAGATCGCGCCGAGGATCTTGTGCCACACGTTGGCCCAGTTGTTGGATGCGGTTGACGTTGCGCCGCCAGACAAAGACATGTTCTAGACCCCCGAAGCGTTGGTGTTGAGGGAGTCGATGCCCTCGTTGATGGTGAACTTGACCCGGCAATACTGCGCCGAGTAATCCTGATCCGGAGCCTGGACGATCTCCAGGATGCGAACGTTCGCCGCGCCGGTCTGCACGCTGTTGTTCAGCGTGCGGAGGGACGTCTTGAAGACGGAATCGACAGACGTCGCGCTGGTCGCCGTCAGGTCCGTCGTGTTGAACCCCTGCTGGAACCTGGTCAGCACGTCGGCCACGGAGGCGTCCATGCAGCCCTCGTACACGAGGCCAGGGCCCTCCCACACCTCGATGATCGGAGCGAGCGGGTTCATGATGTGAGCGCCGCCAGCGTAGGTGTACCCGGCCGGCAACATCGCGTTGTAGATCCGACGGCCATCGGTGCCGACATACGACACCGACTTGACCACGCCGAGGAGCGTGGTATCGCCGGCCTCCGCAATGATCACGGTGCCGTCGCTGACGGCCTTGACCATCTCGCCGGGCGCGATGCCAGGACAGGAATTTTGCAGCGAGAACCCGCTCGCCACGGTCCGTCTGGTCGAACGCGCACCCTCGGCGTTCAACACACGGAAGCCCCCTCTCAACAGGTTCGACATGTGTCCTCCTTACTCGTCCGACTGCGTGCCCATGACCGACGACTTGCGATCGACCGACGTGCGATAGTTCGCCACGGTCTCCGCCATCTCCTCGGTGTCCAGGCCTTCGAGGTTGATGTCTCCCTGCATCTCCAGCCGCGCCTGCTCGATATCGAGGCGCTTGCTCTCGTAGCGACGGCGCTTGGCCCGCTTCGCCTTGTCGCAGGACATGAGGACGTGTTCACCACGCGTGATGGACTTGCCCTCCTCGATGTCCTCGTCGGCGTCGCCCTTCGCGCGCACGCCGTCCTTCTTGTACGTCTCGACGACGTACCCGGGGATCTGTCGGCGCATCGCGCTCACGGTCCCCTGGTCGGATCCGTTCGCAACCGCCCACATGTACTCCCTGCTGGGGTCGGCGTTCTCCAGCCCGAACTGGTCCCCCGGGTCGCCGCTGACGTCGGCCCAGTATTCTGGGTCCATCGGCTCCTCTTCCAGTCTGGGGACGGTCCGCTGACGCGGGATCGCCGTCATTCCGTTCCGCGAGATTCGAACCGGACGCGCACGCGTCCCGCTCTGGGATGCTTTCCTGGCCATCGTGACTCCTGCTGCAAAGTCACCGCGTGAAGACCCGCGTTCCCAAGGTTGCGGCTAATAATTCCTTGGAGCGATCTACCGGACCAGGGAGCCATGCCCCTGCGGCTATGTTCTGGCTACCGTACCGTCGTTCCCAAGCGATCAGAGCGACGAGGCTGGATAATAATTAACCATCCGCGAAATCAGTTGTCAACTGCAACCCGCCGATGTGCCGCGAAGAATTGTTCACTGCCCACAGGACGTCACGTGCGCGAGCAATGCAAACGTGACCGCCATCGGCCAAATGAAATGAAACCAGGCTCTCACTTTGCCACCTTCACCTTTCCGTTAACACCTCCTGGTATTACTGCCCACGGAGCCGGGTAGCTTCTCCAGTTCAGATTTGCCTTGAACTCCGGCGCTGCGGCTCTGACTGCGAGTTTAACGGCCGCTGTCTCCGCGTTCTCTGCCTGCTCGCGAAGTTCAGCCATCGAACCCGTTCCCCACCACACCCCGTCTGCGAACAGGTGGGCAACTGCGCCGCTGGCCATGATGGCGAACGTCATCTTCGATGTGGGCCCATCTGACAGAACCATCACGGCCGGCGGTGCAATCTCCATTTTATTTGCGACGCCCTTTCTCTACCTGCCGTCGTCGGCCGGCTTGCGCGACTTGTCGTCCCAGCAGCTTACCCCGAGGCCGGCGGTGTGCTGAATGACCTTTCCGATCCGCATTCGCGCGTCCTCCAGGTGGCGAACGGCAAGCATTGCTTGCGCTGCCGCCTCTCCGTGAAGCGGATCTCCAACCAACCGCCTGACCCGCTGCTCGATGGTCAACAGTTCACCTCGCATGGTGTTGCACTGCGCCTCCAGTGGCGACACTTGCGCGGGTACTTCCTGGACCGCACCGGCTGATCCCTCTTCTGCCATAATGCTGCCTCCCTTTGGTTTTCCCGTGTTTCTCCTACTCGTCGTCGTCCCTCTCGAACAGCGCTCCCTCGACGCGGGCGCGTTCGGCCGGACTGAGATTCGACACCGCGCCGGCAGGCAGCGCCATCGCACGCGGCTTTCCGCCCCCGCGTCCCTGGTCGCCGCGTCCGCCGTGCTGAATCCCAGCGAACGGACCGGGGCGGCCACGTCCAGGGCGCGGCCCCAGTTGCGGGTTCTCGGCTTCCACGTATCTCGCCGCCGTCTGCAACGTCTGGTAATTGCGCGGCGCCCCCTTTGCCACCAGAAAGTCACGGTAGGCCGCGACTTGCTGGGTCAGTTCGTTGTTGTTGTCGATCCACGGGAACTCCTGGACGAAGGTGGCGTACCTGGCTGTCGCCTCCATCCGCTGCGCGTCCATCCGCGAGTCGCCGGGGTTCTGACGCGCCCGCAACAACGTCCGCACCGCCTCCGGAGTCAACCCCATCTCCTCCAGTTGACTCATCACGCGCAGCTTCGCCAGTTCGTCGTTGGCGCGCTCCAGCGTCGTCCAGTCGAAGGCACCGGTCCTCGGATCGTGGCGCTGAAACTTGTTGGTCTCCGACCGGATCAACTGCTCCGCGGTGCGGATTCTGTCGGCCAGTTTGGGCTGTGGAGTTCCACCGACCTGTCCCTGCTGCCCCTGTCCCTGCCCCTGCTGCGGCAGTTGGCTTGCGCGTGCCAGCCGCGCCTCCATGGCGCGCTCGAAGTTCGTCCAGCGCTGCTCGACCTGACTGAAAATACGAGACGTGATCTGTTCTTCCAGCGACTGAACGCCAGCGCGACGGTCGCGCCGGTCCGGCTTGCCATTGGCAGCGCCAGCGCGCCCGCCCTTGTCCCGCGCCGTGCCCCTGCTACCGGGGGCGTTCGCCGGCTGCTGATGCTGACCGCGCGCCTGCGCACCACGGCCGCCCTGTTGACCAGACTCTCCCTCGTCGTCTCCGCCCTGTCCGCCCTCCCCTCCGGCTAATTCCTCGTCCGGCTCCGGGGCGTTGATGGTTGCGGTTGCTTCGCTGAATGTCGTGTCTGCTGGCGGCATTGTCGTGTCTCCTCTTGGTGCGTGAACTTGCGGTTAATACTGTACCGTACTCGCTGACTACTGGCGAGCGGCGATGCGTCTCGCCGTCGCGCGTTCCGACTTGCTTGCCGACGGATCGGCGGCCAGCGCTAGCAGCTTCTTCTTGCGCGCAGACAGCGCCTTTGGCGCCTTCTTTGCCTGCTTCATCTCTGGTAGCGACAGGCGAGCGCCGGGGATATCCCCAGTGACCCGCAGGTTCATCTTGCCGTCCATGCCCTTGACGTAATCCGCCCGCCCGTTCTCCAGCGCCTGGCGCAGATCATCGGACGCGACGATATCGGGTCGCTCCACCCACACGAACCGCTGACCCTTTAGGGCTTCCTCGGTGTGGTCCTGCATCTCGTCGCCAGCGTATCGCTTCCACTGGACGATGTGCCCCAGCGTGATTCCTTCCGACTCCAGAACCTCCAGCGCCTTCATGCCCGCCGACACGAGGACGCCTTTTACGTGCGGGCTGTCGTGCTCGTCGGGGATTACGAGCGTGATGTCAGTTCCTGGCACCCTGTGCTCGTGTACCGGAGGCAGCCGCCAGATCATGCACTTGGTACCGATGGGTTGATTCGTCGGTATTTCGAAGCCCCACTCCTTAGCCCGTTGGGCAAGCAATGGGAACCGTGACGAAAACTTACCCTTCGGTTCCTTTCCCTTTCGCTTTACGTTTTCGCGTTGAATCTTCATTGATGATTGTCTCCCTTGGGTCTCCCTTGATGATTGCGAGTGCGGCTTCCAGGCCCCTTGTCACTCCCGCGCAGAACCGCACCTTTGCCACGGTGCCTCCGCGAGCGGCGGACAGCGTCTTGCTACGCGCCTGCTCCAACTCCGCCAGGAGGCGGCGCACCACTGCCTCCGTCTGCGGGTCCTCGTTCCATTCCGCTCGGGAATCCGATACCGATGCCATGTGCCTCCATCATCTGCGCTTGCTGTTTATAGAACATGCCGATGTGCGTGCGCCTGTGGCGGTCGAACAGCTGTTTACCCGTCGATGACAGGTCCTTGAAATACTCACTGGCCTCAAGATCATCCAGCGCCTTGAGGTGTTCGAGGTGGTTATCCGTCGGGAACACGTCGTGATCCTTGTCCTGGAAGAACCCGAAGTTTTCGTCAAGCTGTGACATCGGCGTCGGAGGCTTCGGGGGGGCAGGGGCGGCCGGCGGCTGCCCTAGCGCAGCCTCGAACTCGGGCTTGTCCAGCGTCTTGAACATGTCCTTTAACGCCGCGTAGTACAACTGCGCCGCGCGCGGCTGGTCCTGCTGCAAGAACGGTATCTGCACCAGCCTGTCAAGGAGAGACCCTAGAATCTGCAAACGCTCCGGTTGGCTTTGCAACCTTTGATCTGCGGTGAATGTGAACGCAAACTCGTCCTGAAAATCCTCACGACCTGTCTTCTGCGGCCCAGCCTGATCCGGCGGAACGCCCTCTGTCACGGTCGAAAAGAATTCCTCGACGTCGTCCAGAAATAGACGGTCGTGATAGTTGTAGATCTTCACCTCTTCCGCCAACGCCTCGGTCATGATGCGGCCAATGTTGCCGAGCAAGGCCGTGGCATTGAACATGCGGTCTGACGCGGCCTTCGCCGTCTCGTTCGTAGGCCCAGCCTCTCCTGACATCGTATCGACGTCCGCTATCAGCGTGTTCGCATCCTGCTTCATCTCGCGAATGAACTTGAACAGGCCCTCCGACGGCGGGTCGAACTTGATCTGAACGACGTTTTTCATTTCCTCGCCGTCAAGTTCCGACTCGTGCCATTTTCCCGGTTCGACGGAGAATTCCCCGCGCTTTCCGGCCGTTCCTTTGGGCAGGATTCCCTGCGATGAATTGTGCAGCCGCGCGGACGTTAGGTATTCGCCCTGCAACTTGTTGACCATCTTGTTGGTGTTGACAACCAGGAACCCAATGCCGATTCCGTAGAACCCGGCCGGGTTCGGAAACAGTCGGTAGTGGACCATTTGGTACACGATTTTCTTTTTCGGCTTCCGCGGCTCCGGAGGCATCACCGGCTTCGTCGGCTGCTGGCCGGCGGGCGCGCCAGACTGCCCGAGCATCAGCCAGTTTTTCATGTCTGATTCGTACTTCTGCGCCAGTAGTTCGGCCTGCCCCTTCGCTACCTTCGCCTGCCGCTCATAGCGCGCCATCTCGACAGGATCGTCAGTCTCGCGCACCGTGAGTGCCACCGGCAATCCTGACTTTGCATCCAGGGTAAGGATGACCGGGGTCATCCTCTCCTCGTCAGGAAGGCGCATCCACGTGTGGCATCGATAAAAATCCCGCTGGTCCATGTCGGCGTCTTCGCCGGACGATCTCTCCGGCTTCTTCACCGAGTCAATCTCGCGGCCAACTTCCTCGATCGCGTTTCCCTCGTCCTCCGCCGCCCCCCGCGCCGGGCTCTTGTACACCCTCTCTACGTATTTCTTGTCAAACACCCCGGCGTCTGCCAGTTCCTCAACCTCCCAGCGATAGAGGTGCAGGATGCGCGTCACCCGCGGAACACGCGGCATAAGAGGCTCCACGTCCGTCCGTGAGAAATGGACGATGACATCCTCGGCGCCAACAACCTCGGCGCGCGTGCTCCGGATGGTCGGATCGTAGAATACTTCGCGAAACACAGACCCGGAGATGAACACCTGTACCAACGTCTGGTACATGCCCATTACCCACCCGGGAATTCGCTTCCTGACCTTGTAATTCATCCACCGCTCGCGCCTGCGAGCCAGATCCTTGAACCTCTCTGACGTTTCGTGAACCTGGATTATTGCCCCCTTGGCGGGGCAGATTTGGTCCCACACGCGAGCGAGAATTTGTAATACCAGGCGACACAGCAGCGGATCACGTGGCTGGTTACCGCCGGTTGTCGTCGATTTGTCCTTCATGAGGCCGGCGAACACGCGGATCTCGTCGGCTCGCTGCCTCACCCAGTCAGAACGCGACTTGTTGTCCTTGACAATCTGTCCCTTTGCCTTTTTCGACGACTCTTCGAGCCATTCCGTCTTTTTCTTGTCTTTGGCGAACTCGGTTACGAGGTTTACCGCCTCGGTTGGCACGTCATCCAGGTTTACATCATCGCCGCCGTTGCCCGGGTCGTCCTGGCTCTCATCTGGCTCATTTCCCGCATCGACGTTCATGGGATTGGCGCTCCTAAAATCAGGTCGTCGTGGACGACGTTCGGCGCAGGCTCGTCCTCGTCGAAATCGTCGTCCTCTTCTTCATCTTCTGCCATGTTTACCGGCTTTTCAAGGCACGCGATGCCGAGCATGACCCAGTCTGATTGCTCCTGGTCCTCGGATACGTCGTCTGCGTCGTTCCTATCCTGGACCATCGCCGGGATCGTCTCCACTGGGGACCGGCACCCGTCAACAAATCGAAGCATCGGTCTTGCCATCGTAGTAACCGAGTCCGCGCCTTCAAAGTCGGCCATCACGGTAGATGCCAACCGGCTTACGATCTGCGCCGCCGCGTGACGCCTCCATCCGGGCCCCTGCTTTGCGCGCTTCCATCGGAATCCACGCGCAAGGAACTCCTTTGCCTGCGTAGGAACTCCGGCGCTTTCTCCCTTCCCGAAGGATTCCACGCACAGCGGATTCCTTACTGAATTTAGTTTGCTTTGTGATCGCCGTTCGTCCCAGGTGCCGATCCTGGTCTCATACGCCTGTAGCTTCGCGGAGATATACGACGGCGTCCTGTTAACGAACCTGAAGTGAGCGAACAGGCACATCGCGCCCTGTTCGTCCATGTAGAAATACCCGATGCTCGTTGGGGTTTTGATGCCCAACTGGCACGACCGGAATAGCCTTGCGGTAGGAGGTATAAGGTGCGGCTTGATAACATGGCGATCCGGCTCCCAGAACTCCGCCAGGTAGGTACCGGAAATTAGATCCCAGTTACCCTCTAGGAGCGCCTGACGCAATTCCGGAGTCTTCCCGATTAGCGTCGCCTCGTATTGTCCGGACTCCATCAGCACGGGGTTATCGTCCAGTCGCGCAGGTATGAACACCTGGTCTCGCTCTACGATTCTGCCGTCGCGCAGTCTCACGCGCTGGCGCACCACGCGCTCCGGCTCTGCAATCTTCACGAACCGGCGGCGCACCCACAGCAAACCTTCACCGTCTGGATTCGATGCCGCGCATACCTGCATCAGCGGCTCCAGCACAGGATCTCCCGTGCGCAACCTGGTATCCAGGTAGTCGAACTGCGTCTCAGTGAACAGCGTCAGTTCGTCCCAGGCAATGTACACGTACTCGCGGCTCTTGTGCCGCAACTTGTCCTTCTCGTGCTCCAAGTGGGCGAACTGAAACTTGGCATCGCCAGCATTCGGAAATGTCCAAATGCCCTTCTGTTCCTGGAAGTGAGCATCCGGGTCGGCGGCCTTGAAAAATATCTCGGACAGGTTCTTTATCTGTTCAAGGTCGGGCGTCGTGCGTCTGAAATATATCCCCCACGCGACGCTCTTGAACGTACGACCCTCCCGCTTGGCCTCCGCGTAGCGCGTCATCTCGACCTTGAGAATCCGCATCCACTTCATGAGTAGACAGAGGCTTTTTCCACCCCCGGCGGCCCCGCCAAAAAAAACCGTTCTCTCCTCTCTTGCGAAGAATTTCTCTTGCTGCCCGAGGAATGGAGCGAACACGGTCCCCTTCGGGAGGTGTTCCCGGCAGCACTTTCCGGTGTCGGCGCGGAATATCGCCCTGGACTGACACCCAGGCGATAGCTCGCAGTATCCGTGATCAACTACGACCATTCTACCGCCGGAACATAGCTCGCCGCTCTCGCCTTGACGCGCGCGTTTGCTTCCCGTACGTGGCAACTGACATCAAGAACGCCGCCGCCGGAAGCTGAGTGCGCCATGACCTGCCCGCGTTAGCAAGTTCGTCGATTTTGTCGCAGTCGATGAGATGAATCTCGCGTCTGCCGTGACACATCAGCGTGGCTTGAAGGAGATTGCCAGAGTCGACTTCGTCGATTATAACGTGCTCAACTGGCCCCCCGCACGTGCGACACACTGGCTTGTCGCGGCTCAGTATGTCAGCCACCACCCTGCTTCGTCCATATTGCTTGGTTCTGGTTATCATTGAAATGGCGCCCACGTTGCCTGAACGCGTGCGTACCATGACACTGACACTGACGCGTCGCCGGTAACCGCCAGGACGATGTCATTGCCGTCGATCGCCAGTGTGCAATTCCACGTCGCGTCGTCCTCGTCGCTCACGGATGATAGCGCAGAGAATATTGCCGGGCTCGCCGACGTCGGCCGCCTGACGCCCAGTGCGCGCACGTAGCGGGCCGCCTTCGCACCGTCAAACGACACCCCAACTACCGTGGCGGTGACGTGCGCCGCCTGGTTGACATCAAGCGTGTCGCGCCATAGTTCGCCGCTTCCGCCCGCCGCCGTCGTGAGCGGCGTAGTGCGCGCATACCCGGCGGCGAATAGGGCATCGCGCATGTCGTTAGCCAGCAGCACTAGATCCTTCTCGTCTGACTTTCCCTGGATCAGTCGCGCCCGGCGTACGGGCAACTTCATAGTACCACCGCCAGCACGAAACAAACCACGACGAACGCCGCGAACACTGCCGGATGCAACAACGCCGACAGGACGAGAACTGCGGCGACCGCCGCATACACAAGAATTGCCGGAGACACACCAGGCTTGACCGCCGGCCTCCGGTTACTATCCCGAATCGTCCTCACCACGTCCCACCCCTGTAGGGTCCGGGTATTCGCTCGCCTCTTCTTCTGCTTCAACATCGATCACCTCTCCGCCAGGAAGGCGCTCAAGAATCTTAGGAGGAAGCCCTGACGTAATAACCGCGGGCACTATCAGGATTGCGGTTACCGCATCCTTCGGTGCTTCCGTCTTCTTCTTGATCAGTTCCTTTACGCGTTCATGAATCGCCTGGAACTGTGCCGGCCAATCCTTCTTTGGGAGGCACGAGTACACCGCCAGAACCGCCTGACGCCGATTTACGAACCCATGGAACGGCATGTTACGAATCATCGGCCCCGCGTACGCAAAGTCAGCCGTCCACTCCGGCGCCGACTCCTTTGACAGCCACTCCGCGACGGTCTGTGCCGTCACCCCAATCGTAAGCATCTGGTCAACTGCCGCATTCATCTCGGCGACAAATGCGCTGTCTTGCGCTGCGATTTCGGGTAGGCGGTCGCCGGCATTGTCCTTGGACGCCATGCCCTACCTGTTCCCGTGGTTCCACGGCTGTGTGCGACGAGATGCGCCCCATACGGTCTGCCTGTACGCGATCACGCCCGGGTACGTACACGGGATCCACTCCCACATCAGGTCCGTCCACAACGCCCAAAACACGGTCACACGTCCACCTTCTGATCGACGCCATCGCTCGCTGGCGCCTTCGTGACGTGAATCCCCTCCGCCATCGCTCCCAGTCCGATCTCCGTCATCTTCGCCTTTACCCGCTCCTTAATTGTCGCGAGCACTTCACCTGCCACAGGCCCAATGTCGATCATGAACGCCGGCCACTTGGCCTGCGGAATCGTCTGGAACGGGATGATGCACCGGGCGCGCGCGCGCACCTGGACCTGCGCCTGGTCATCGAACACATGGAACTTCTGCCCCTCCTCGACGCCTGGCGGGCGCTCGATCCCCGGGAGCGGTACGCATTCGACTACGAAATCACCGGGAGCGAGGATGATCTGTGTATCGTCCCTCACCTGAGATGGGCCACCTCTTCCGGCGGCCGAGTCAGCGCCATCCGCGCTTCCTCCCGGTTGAACACTATGTAGTAGTGGTCCGCGAATCGCTCTCTGAACTTCTTTTCCGGCTCCGTTAAGAGCCACGAACGGTCCGCGCGTTTTTCCATCCTTGCCCATGGTCGTCTCCCGTCTGGTTTCTTGATTTCGAAGAACAGAATTCTACCGCCAAAGCTTGCCACTGCATCTGGGAATCCCCTGCCAACGTGTCCCGTGTTCTCGACTTCGCACCCGGGAATGGTCGCCATGTCGGCGATTATCTCCCTAGCGTTGCCGTCTGCCTTCGCTCTCAGGCTCATGCGTCGCTTCCGGCGGCAAGCAGGACCGCCACGGCCGCCCGATATGCGCGCGCCAGGCCGTCCGCCCTCCTCACGGATCCATCTTTGCCGCTTACCCTGGCCTCTGCGCCCATGCGATCCGAGAACTCAATGGCCTTCTCCATTGCAGTTATCACTACTGCCCTTGTCTCTGCCGGCAGTTTTCGCCAGCGAGCATCTTCGTGCCCGTCGGCATCGTCGGCGTTGAAAGTCAGCGTTCCAAGCACGACGTTTGCCGGCAACGTATCGGCGGTAAACAACGACGACGCGTCAGCCGGCGGTTCCTCTCCATCGATCCATATTCCGTTGATGCCGCCGCCGGACACCTTGACTAGTTCGTCTCGCATTCCGGCGGTCATCGCAACGCGAAGGATCTTCATGTCTCTAGCTCCTTGAGGGCGGAGTCGTACGCATCGATCATGTCAGCGTAGCGACCCGACATTTGGCTGTCATTACGCGCGTCGCAGCGCTTCCTTGCCAGCAACAATTCTTCCCGACGCGTCTGAACGTGACCAATAACCATGTCGCGCAGTTCCATCGGCACGTGCTTCCATTCCGTTGGCATCAGCCTCCCTCCGCTGCCTTCTTGATCAGCCTGTTTACCGTCCGCGTCCTACCAGCAGGAATGGCTCCCCTGTCATTCCAAGTGCGCACTGTCGAGTACGACACGCCTAACTCCCGCGCTATCGCGTGAAGCGACATGCCCGTCAGTTTCGCCAGGTCGGACGATGGTCCGGTCGAGAGAATTTTTCTCCCAGGTGTCTTTTTCTCTTGCACGATTGGGCGCGCCCAATGTATCGTCTGTTTTGCCCGGAAGCGCAAGGCCAAAAGCGAACTGGTCACTGCCTTTTTGAGCTAAGGGAAGGAGGTAGGCGCATGTAGATCGAGCCTTTCCATACCCCACCGACCGCCCGTCCCGCGGACTTGCGACGCGGGACGGGCACCTAACAGGGAGACACTGGAACATGCTGGACTTGGCCGAGTTTTCGAGGAAGAACATGGAACGTTGCCTGACCGCTTTCGCCCCGGGACACAGCACGAGCGGGTTCATGCTCTGCGTCCAGGAGGAGGTTGGCGAACTGTCGGGTGCCATTCTCGGCGTGACCGGCGAGAAACGGCGGAAGGCTCACAAGACGGTCGAGGACATCGCGGACGCGGTTGCCGACGCGTTCACGTACCTGGATCTCCTGGCGACCCACCTCGGCGTCCCGCTCGCGGCACTGCCGGCCGTCAGAAGGAGGACGCCGGCGGAGATGCACTCCTACACCGCTGATCACCAGTTCGCAGATCTCAAAATGTTCTGCCTCGGCGTTCAGATGGCTACGGGGCGCCTGGCCGACTGGGTCAATTCCTACGGACGGCGGCCCGAGACGGTTGGACGGCTGTTCGCCGAGCGCATCGCGTCCCTGGCCCATTGCCTTGGGCTCGTCGCATATGCGATCGACGCCGACCTCAACGATTTACTTCCCCGCGTCTTCAACATGGTCTCCGATCGCTGCGGAAGCGATATCAAGATCGCGCAGCAGTCCGCGTAAATTCTCCACCCTTGTGCCCCGGTGCCGCGTGCTGTGGTCCAAAGAACAGCGACGTCAGGTGCCCGTGGTGCCGGTAAGGCTAGGACCCTCGTTCTTTCTGTCGCTTCGAATGAAGGTGAGCCGACAACACAAGTGGAGATTCCTGAGTACGAACAGTTTCGTACTAACCTGACGTATGGTCAGGTGTATCAAATGCTTTGGTCCAATTCGGATGATCCGAAGGACTGGAAGTACAAACGCCGCGGGACTGTCCTCGGCTTTTGGCATCAACTGAAACAGCAGCTGTACCAGCAAATGTTAGAAAGGATCGAACATGGCGACACGATCGAGCACGACGACGACGAATGGAACGACTGAGGGCGGCAAGAAGACGCGGACCGCGACGGTCTGGGATCGATTCAGCGCCTCTCGCAAGATCGCGAGCATCCTGGACAGTCTCCCCGGTCAGGAACGTGACGCCGTCCTGGCGTTCGTGAGCGTTCCCCGTCAGACCACCATCCCGGCCGTCGGTCAGCCGGATCAGGACAAGGCGTAGGCCCCATGTCGTCGAGGGAGACGCGACGGCATCAGGCGGTTGATGGGAAGCGAGCGGAGGACTATTTCGTAGACCCCGACTGTCTGTACATGGAGACAGACAAGCGGGCTCCGCTTTACGACCCCCGCATCGAACTGGAAGTTCTGGACTCCCAGGTCGATGTGTTCGCGCAACTTCAGCAGACCAAGGACGTCGTCGTCCGCAACAACGGCGGGCGACTGGAAGTGATCAGCGGCCTTCAGACCCTGAAAACCATCCTGAAGTACAACAAGCTCAGGAAGAAGGAAGGGCTCCCGCTTGCGCAGGTGAGAATCACCGTTCGCAAGGCGCCGACTGACGCTGACGTCCTCTTGTTCCGCGAGGCCGCGAACCTCCGCCGTCCGTCGCTCCCCTCGATGCTTGCGACCGCTGTCTTTCAGCATCAGCAGCAAGGCATCGCCATCGAGACCAGCGTCACTTACCTGGCGCTGGACTCGGTGTCTCATGCCCAGCAGCTGCTGAAGCTGTACGAACTGCACCGTTCGGTAAAGGACGCCGTTGACGAGGGTCGGTTGTCCCTGTCTCGCGCGGTCAAGCGGTTCAAGGGCATGGCGCTCACCGAGCAGAAGGAGAAGCTGGAAGAAGTGATTTCGGGGCGCGACCCCACCCAGCACGCGCCAAAGAAACTGAAGACTGGACGGCCGTCAATCGCCGTCGTTCGCAAGCTGTACGAGTACCCACATATCCAGGAGAAGCTGACCAAGCGAGAGGTGGAGTTGCTTCACTGGGTCCTTGAGGGCGGCGACCTGGACAACATCGTGAAGGGGCTCTCTGCCGCCGTCTCCGACGCTGATCCGGAGCACGTGTCCCCGGGGTACGACCACGTACACGCGGACTTCATGGTTGCCGGGAAGAATTCTAACTATTGCTCCCGTTGCTGGCCGCTTGGTGATCCGCCAAAGAACAAGGTGGTTCATGACTGCGACTTCAAGGAAGAGAAGGTCGGAGACGAAGTTGTCCCGCTGTGCTCGACTTGCCGGCAACGTGCGCCGATGGGTGTGATTCCGTGAGTGGCAAGGACGCTGCGTCACGGTCAGTGACCGAGGATACGTCCGACGGCTACCACACTTTTCGCGAACTGTACGACCACCGGATCACGCTGTACCTGGCGCTATGCCGACTCGCCGCTGCGGCTGGTCGCACGATCTGGAAAAGCAAGGTCCACAGCGACGGCTCCAGTTTTGAAGGCTGGTTCGTTCTCGGCGTCGGCGAAGCGCCCGGTGAGCAAATCACCTACCACTTGCCGCTGTCGCGCTGGGACGAGGCGGACTTCCCCGAGTGTGTCCCGCCGCCCTTCGACGGTCATTCGAGCGCCGACGTGCTAGAGCGGCTGAAGCGCATCGAAGCCCTGGCAGCGCTCCCCGCCGTGACGGGGGATGCGACGAGGGACGCCCTGTCAATGGCCGACAAGTCGAGGCTGTGGGACGCGTTGCACACGCTCGTCATGGCGAGCGGAGGCAACCCGGGGAACACGTCGGTGGCACGGCAGCTTGCGGTCATCGAGACAGAGAACGCCGTGGCCGCCATTATCACCGCCCACCGAGAGCGAGCGGCACGGTCCAAATTCCCCGAAGGCATGACCATGGGCGACCGGGAACACCTCGTCGTATTTGGCGGCTCGATGTGCTGGCACGGACGCTGCCCGAACTGTGGCAATTCCGTGGAAGGCGAGTGGTTCGACGGCAGCGAGATTCGGTGCTTCGGCTGCGAAAAGGTCCTCGTAGCAGCGTGCTCCACGGATGCCGCTGGTGTTCATCACTGGTCGTTCGACGTCGTCGAGTGCGTGGTTGACGATGACGATGACGCCGCCCCGGAGCCACCGCCCGCCGCGCGTCCGCCCGTAAGCCACGATGGCGTCGCGCCTCATCAGTTCCAAGAGGACGAAGAAGACGACCTGTGCCACCGATGCAGGGGCGCGTCCGACGACCCCATCCATCGGCCACCGCCCGCCGCGCGTCCGGTGTGCAGAGCGTGGTGCGGAGGAACAGGAGAGAAGACGCCGATCGTCGCCGACGTGTGGTGGTCCGGTCGTCATAACTTTTGTTCGAGAGAATGCCGCAAAGCCGGCCGCCCGTTGAACCCACCGCCCGCCGTACCGGAGGGTAAGTAGCCATGGCACGCGAGAACAAGGGACCGTGCAAGCGGCGGCGTGGTGGCGTCCTGGTTCTTTGCAATCCCCTGGCGATGTCGATCTCGTCCGGACTCGTCGGCATCGACGTTCATCAGTCGATCAACTTCAAGACGGGGAAGCTGACCAGCTACGTCGGTTGCCGCGCGGATCGCAAGGCGCCCGTGATGCTGTTCAACGCCTGCCCGTTCTGCCGGTTCGAGTACGTCATCAAGAAGCCTGAGCCGAAGCCCTCTATGCCGGTGAAGCCGTGATCACCGCGGACCAGCTTCTCTGCCACGCCATCGGCGATTACCTCATCCAGTCCGACTGGATGGCGATGAACAAAACGAAACGGTCGTTGCCTTGTTTCGTCCATGCCCTGTCGTACGCGGGTGTGTTCGCGTTCTTCCTCACCCCGTCCGTAGCCGCCGTCGTCGTCATCGCCGCTACTCACTTCATCATCGACAGGTGGCGTCTGGCGCGCTTCGTGGTCTACGCGAAGAACTTCCCATGGGAGAAATGGGAGGACTGCATCGATACGGGTTACTACAAGAGCCGTCCGGCCTGGATGGCGGTCTGGCTCCTCATTATCGCCGACAACATCTTGCACGTCGCCATCAACGGCTTGGCGATTCGGCATCTCCGGTGAGCGATTCGTCTTCCGACCTGAAACCGGAAGAACCGAATCGCTGCATCGCCGTGGACTGCGCCAAGCCTATCAAGAAGCCCATGTTGATGTGCCGGCGCCATTGGGGCATGGCCACCTATTCGCTTCGCGCCCGCGTGTCAGCGCTGTTCAAGGCCAATGACTTCGGCGCCGAGTGGGAACAGGCAACGGGAGATCTCGTCAGGCGTGTGAACGCCTTCGAAAACAACCTCAAGTCCAGGAGGAAGTGATGTGCTTCGACGGCGACATGGCTGACGTCTGGAAGACTCGCGCGGTTCGGGCTCGCAAGCCTCATCGGTGTAATGAGTGCCGTTTGCCGATACCAGTCGGGGACGTTTACATTCACATCGACAGCCTGTTTGAAGGCGAATGGGACCACTACCGCGTCCACAATGGTTGCTATGAGCTTTCCAAGTTCATCGACAAAACTCTGTGCGGCAGTTCTGGTTTTCCAATCGGGTACTTGAGCGAGGAAATCTCCAGCCAGGACAGCGAAGACGCGCATCCGCACTTGCGCGATAACGACGACTTCGACATTTGCCCACCCGATTGCATGGGCATGTCCACCAGGGGAACGCTGGAGTGGCTGTGGGACATGATTCGCCTGCCGTATCTAGAGATTCAGCAACCAACTAATTGACCGTTACGCGTATCTGACGTAACGTAGAAAACACGGATGGCTGGATTCGTCAAATTCCACACGAGTATTCTTGAATCCACTCTCTGGGAGGACCCCGACCTATTCCGTCTGTTCGCTACTGCGCTGCTGATGGCGGCGCCAAGGGAAATCAAAGAGCCGACGCCAGCGATTTCAATACGCAACCTGGAATTAACAGGGTTCGTTGTTCAACCGGGTTGGTACGGGTTCGTGTCTTCAGCTGGAATTGGGATTGTTTCTCGCGCTCTCATGTCGCGCGAGGTTGGGATGACAAAACTTGAGGCGCTTGCGTCTCCTGACCCGGAAAGCAGAACTCCGGCTCACGAGGGACGGCGTATGGTTCGGATCTCCGGCGGGTTCGTTGTGTTGAATTACATGCTCTACCGGGAGCGTGACGATACGGCCGCAGACCGGATGCGCAGATACCGGATGACGAAGAAGTTGGAGGCGGATGCAGTCGCCCGCGAGCGAGCCGAGGGCGTTACGAGTGACGACCGTAACGATACGCGTAACGTTACAGAGGAAACGCGTCACGTTACGCATGCAGAAGCAGATGGAGAAGCAGATCAAGATCCGGATCCGTCGCGGGCGCGCGCGATTGCTGGGGTGTGGCCTGCTGCGACGTGGTACAGCCGGTACGCTGCTGCGTGGTGTCGCGAGTACCGCACTGTGTCGTACGGGATGGGCAAGCAGGACGCGATAGCTACGGGGGAATTATCCCAGCTACTGGGTACGCTCACCATCACGGACCTGCTGTCGGCTCAGAGTCGGGCGACCGCCATGATCGCGGATTTCTTGTCAGAACAGGGCAAGGCGTCAGAGGCTCGTCACCCGTGGCTCTGGTTCGTCAGGCGTTTCAACGGGGCTCGTGTCCCTCGTCGCGGAGGGTCCAGTCGAGGCGGCAAGGGAGGCCCAAATACCACCCGCGACGCGTTCGCGGAAGCACTGGGGGTAGACAAACATGGCCAGGACTGAACTCGTGGAAACTCGTGACGTTGCAGAGCGCGTTCTTACGCCCGAGGAGAAGGCAATCGCAGCATCGGTGACCGCGCTGGCGGAGACGTTCGGCCGGAACCTGACGGCGGCTGGCGCCAGGATCTACCTGGCCGCCTTGTCCGACCTGTCGGTTGCCGAGGTGGAGCGGGCCTGCATCAGGGCAGCGCAAGAGGCGAAGTTCATGCCCGTACCGTCGGAGTTACGCGTCCACGCTGGCAAGACGTCACCGGCCGAGGAAGCAGCGCACGCGTGGGACGTCGTACTGGAGTCCATGAACCGCTATGACTACCTGCGTAGCATTGACTTCGGGCCACTGGTGAACGCAGTAGTACGCAACCTCGGCGGCTGGCAGTGGTTGTGCTCGCAGAAGGACCCGCAACTGGAGTGGACCCGGAAGGAGTTCTACCGGGTGCATGGCCTGTACCGGAATACACCGCCGGATATGCTAGTCGGACCACCCGTGGTGGGCGCTCTTGGCGGTGCAGTGGTACGCGTACTCATCGGCCCCCATGGACGGTTGAGTGCCCAGGAGCAACGCAAGCTCCTGGCCAGTCGTCCAGCGTACAGCGCGACGGTTCGACGACTCGCCGAGTCAAAATCCGAAGGCTGAAACGCTCTGGTTTGCGATTAGAGCGACGTTTTCGACCCGACGAAAGGGCTGGGTACCATGACCGGCAAGATCTCCCCAGGAATCGCAAGCGAGGGCCCTTCCGTGCAGATCGGTGAGCTAATCAGCGTGTCGGGAGCGAGCAAATCAGAAGCTTCCGTACTGCTACTACGACACAGGGAGTACGTGCTACGTACCATATGCAGCGAGTACGGAGTCACGTTCGAACAGGTACGTGGAGGCAAGCGGTACCAGGACATACACGTTGCAAGGATGCGGTGTGCCGTCACCCTGATACGTGCGATGGGGTACAGCCTGCCACGTGCAGGGCAGGTACTTGGAGGCAGGCACCACACCACAGTGCTCCAGATGCGCAGGACCATGGACCAATCGGAGCCAGGGTCACGTCAACGGCTGCCGATAATTCTCTGGATCCATGGCCACGACATGTCGGTGACGCTGTGATGCCCACGCAGGCTCATGGGCATGAGCCCCGGTACGTGGCGGACCCGGGGCCTCCCACGTGGCAGGAAGTCATCGACGGGTTCATGGAGGCCCGCCGGCTAGCCGCTCGGCAAATCCAGGTCACGGCGGAGGCACTGGGGGACTTCCCGCGGCCATTGACCGAGGACGACGTCATTCCCGCGCGAGTGGCAACGTTCTCGCTGTACTCGGCGGCAATGGCCGTCTGGTCGCACTGGCAAAACAAGCTTCGATGGGCCGAGGCGTTCGTGGCAGTGCATCCTGACCACATGCATGTTCGGATTGACGTCGAGTGCATTCACAAGAACGCATGTCGCGTAAGCGACGACGCTGGGCATTACAGGGAACCGCCGAAACGACAACGCGCAGAAGTGGGAGACGACGATGATAGCTAGACTGAACGGGCAGATTGATTCGTACTCGGAAACTGGAGTCGTGGTGATGGTGGGTGGCGTGGGGTACGAAGTTTACGTTGGGAGGAGGTTCGTCAATCGACTGATTCACGACGGAATTCCAAAGGATCCGGTGTGGCTGATCGTGTATCAGCACTACATGCAGGATAGGAATCCGGTTCTGTACGGATTCCTGTCAGAAGCGGAACGGGATTGGTTCCAGCGAATGATCAAGGCAGACGGAGTCGGTCCTGTGTCGGCGATAAACATCATGGAGGCCATGACGTACGACCAATTCATGGTCGCCGTGGAGCGCAACGATCAACCGGCGCTACAGGTGGCGAAGGGCGTTGGACCGAAAGTGGCCGCAAAGATCGTGGAGGCGTTCAGTGGGTAGCGTCAATAAGGTCATCATCGTCGGAAACCTCGGACAGGACCCGGACCTGAAGTACACCGCGGCTCAAAGAGCCGTGGTTAACATGAGCATCGCTACAACCGAGGTATGGAAGGACAAGAGCGGAGTCAGACAGGAAAAGACGGAGTGGCACCGCGTCGTTGCATGGGGCGACACCGCCGAGAACTGCAATAAGTACCTTGCCAAGGGACGCTCCGTTTACGTCGAGGGCAGGCTAGAGACGACGTCATATGACAAGGAGGGGCAGAAGCACTACACAACGAAGGTGATCGCTGACAAGGTGGTATTTCTTGGAAGCGGCCAGGGTGGTGGGAGAAGAGACGACGGACCCGGTGATAGCGATCGATACGCGGGGCAGCGTTCGTCGTCTCCGCCGCAACAGGAGCGGTCGCAGAGAGGGAGACAAGAAGAACTCGACCACATGCCCCCGCTCAGCGACGACGACATTCCGTTCTAGGGAAACGACGGCTAACATAGGACGCAAATGGACGACAATGCAGATGCGATAGCTAGGCTATTCCCGGCTGACTCGTACACAAAGGAACGCAGGTCGGGAGCGTCGATGATGTTCGATGGACAGGCGTCGTACGATGAAGCGCAACGCTGGAAGAAGATGACACCGGAAATGGCCGACGCCGACGGATGGGAGCCGGCATCGAGGTATGAGCAGGAAAACGTTGGCAAGAGCGATGACGGAATAGTCGGCGGGCCGGGCTCGATATACATGCACCCATGGTCGGACATTCATCCGTCTGACTTTGAACGACTTGACATCAACCACGATGATCCTCAGTACAGGGTCGGACCAGGCGGAACCTTGTACAGAAGGAAGAAACAGGCGAGACCAAGGTGAACAAAACAAAAATAGCAAAACGTGACATTGAAGAATTCCCCACGGACGACAAGCGCATGAAAGAGGCGGGCATGAACCGCGCCGCGCGCCTGGCGATGAAGGCGCAACTGCGACGTGGCGGGTCAAAGGTGGATGCACTGAAAGCCGCCCGATCGGCAAGCCTAAAAAGGCAACAATAACATGTACTTACGAGGAAGTGATAATTCTCCGGTTCCCGGGAGGAGGACTAGGTTTAAGGGAAAAGACGCCGACGTGTTCTCTAGATTTGCACGAAACGGGTCGATTGCGCTCGAATCTGCTGTTGACAACGACGTGGCGCGCGAGTCAGCCAGGTTCGGAATATTTGACTACATGACAGTGTCGTTCATATCTCCGAGGTCGTATCGGGCATGGCTAAGGCGCCGAGGACTCGCGACGAGTGTCAATAGGCTAGGGCCAGAGCTTATGCACTCGCGCCACGAAGATCG